TGGTGGTTTAGGTGTAAACAATACAATAAACGCTGGTGGTGATGTAATCGCATACGCATCATCAGATGAAAGATTAAAAGATAATATTAAACCAATCGAAAACCCATTAGAGGTTATTTCACAAATTAGTGGTAACACTTTTGATTGGAATAGTGAAAAACAGAATATTTATAATGGTAAAGACTATGGAGTAATCGCACAGGAAATCCAAAAAGTGATGCCTGAACTTGTAGATACAAGGGATAACGGTTACTTAGCAGTAAAATATGACAAGATTGTTCCTTTACTGATTGAATCAATTAAAGAATTGAAAAAACAAATTGAGGAACTGAAATCTAAATAGAATTTTAGTTAGATATGGCACAGACAATAAAATTAAGGCGTTCATCAACCGAAGGTAAAGTACCTACTACTTCACAACTTTCCTTGGGGGAAATAGCAATCAACACATACGATGGTAGAGTATTCTTTGAAAAGAACGATGGTTCTGCTACCATACAACACATTGTAACTACCGATTCCATAACTACAGGTTCAGTTTCTATCGTAGGACAATTGACAGTAGATGACATTACTTTAAATGGTTCTACAATTTCAGATAGTGGTGATTTAACTTTAGATATCGGTGGTGATTTAAACATAGATGTAGATGGAACTGATATCATATTAAAAGATGGTGGTACTGCATTTGGTAGATTTAAAAGAGATTCTTCCGATTTTATTATTAAATCAGAAGCAAATAATGAAGATATAATATTCAGAGGACAAGATGCTGGAGCAACAATAGATGCTCTTACTTTGGATATGTCAGATGCTGGCACTGCAATATTTAATCACGATGCTAAGATAGAAGGTGGTAGATTAAAGCTTGGTACGACCAGTGCTGGTGGTATTATAGAAAATGTTGACCAAAGTGGTACAAATCAAGATGGGCAAGCACTTCAAATTTATGGTGGACGTTCAACTGGTACTGGTGAAGGTGGAGATATTTCATTTTTTGTAAGTCCAAAAGGAGCAACTGGTTCATCTCTAAATGATTGGTATCGAGTTTTACATCTTGAAGGAGCATCAACTGCAACCGTTGAAGTTAGAGGTGAGTTAAACTTATATAGTGCATCAAACCAAGCTTCAGAAACAACTGCTTTGGTAATTAATGGTAGTGGATTGGTTGGTAGTAGAGAATTAGGTTCAAATGCATTTAATTCAACATCATTTGGAACTGGTAGTGTTACTAATGTAACAGTAGGAACTGGATTAGATGTATCTACTGCAACTACTGTACCAAATATTACATTGGATTTATCAGAATTTACTGATATGACTGGTGGTGTAAATGGTTCACAAGATGAATTAATCTTATTAGATAATGGTGCTGAAAGAAGAAAAGCAATTAATGAAATTGATTTAGGTCAATTTGATAATAGTTCTGCTGGGTTTATTTCTGAATTTGATATTACAACTCAAACAGACCCTAAATATCTAAGAAGTAATGCAACTGATACGGCAACTGGAGCATTAACTTTTACTGGTGATTCTAAATTTACTGGACAAACTAACTTCCAAATTATGGGAGATAATAAAGCTATCTTTATAAGTTCATCAAATAGTTATAACCCATATGAAGATACAGGACTTCTTTATATTGGTGGATATCAAAATGGTAACACAGCTACTGCTGGAATTATAATTGATTATCAAGAACCAGCTGTAAAATTAGAATCGGATTTAAAAACCTCCTATAAAATTGAAATAAGCGATACAACTCAATCAACTTCCAAAACAACTGGTGCACTTACTGTAAGTGGTGGTGCTGGTATCGCTGGAGATTTAAATATTGGTACTTCGCTAACAGTAGATGATTCGACAAATGGCGGAGATGGGTTAGCCTTTAGTGGTGATACTTTAACATTGGGTAATTCTGTCAATTCTGGTGCTAATGGTAGAATTCAATTAAAAGAAGAAGATAATGGTTCAACAGCAACCATTATAAACGGTAATAATAGTTTTAGACTCTATAGAAGTAATCTATCAAATGCACTTGCACACGATGGTACAAACTGGCAAGTAGAATCTTCTACACAATCAACTTCCAAAATAACCGGTGCATTAATTGTTGATGGTGGTGTTGGTATAGCTAAAACACTTAATGTTGGTGAAGATGTTGTAGCATATGCTTCTTCAGATGAGAGATACAAAGATAATATTAAACCGATTGAGAATCCAAATGAGAAACTTAAACAAATCGGTGGATATACTTTTGATTGGAACGATAAACATGAAGTGTTTAAAGGACAACACGATGTTGGTGTGATTGCACAAGAGATAGAAAAAGTTTTACCAGAAATCGTTGAAACACGAGAAAATGGATATAAAGCAGTAAAATATGAAAAAATTGTTTCTTTATTGATTGAATCAAATAAAGAACTTATCAAACGAGTAGAAGAGTTAGAATCAAAAATCAAATAAATGTACGATGTTTATTACACAACTGGTGGTGGGCCTTGGGTCAACGCTGGAACTGATTTGTGGGTAAATGCTTTTTTAGAAAACGTTGTACCACATTTAAAAGTAAGACCAGTTTTACTTATTCACCGAAACAAACCCGAAGGATTTGAAGATTTTGAATTTCCAATAGAAACTCATTGGCAAGGAGATAATGTTGGTGAATTTGAAAAGATATGTGATGGAGCAAGAAGAATAAACATATTGCATGGACACTATACTCCAACGAAAGCTATAGTAAATAACAAAGATAAAATTCATTCAAATATCTTACATAATTCAGTTGACCATATTTTAAAATCACAAGTTGTTACAGATGCTAGAATCGGCTGGCATCCATGGTTAGATTCAAAATGGGAAAAGGAAGTAAACGAATGGGCAACTCATTCTATATGGGTAGGTTTATTTGATATTCTGATAAAGAATCAGGTAATTAATAATTATTATGAGTTTAAACATAACTTACCTTTAAGTAAATCAAATGGATTAGGATTTGCTGCTAGATGTGAGGGTAGAAAAAATCCACATTATTTAGAAAATTTAAAATGTTTTATTTTTACAAACTCTTTTGAGTTTAACACATTTTGGAAAAACGGAGTTGGTGGAAATTACGATAAAGCAAAGATTTATCATTATTATGGTAACTTTAAAGATAAGTTTTATGATATGGACTGGGGAATATCTCATTCAGCATTTACATCAGAACCATTTGGGTATGGTATATTTGAGGCAGTAGATAGAGGAAAATTACCTATTTTACATTCAACTTGGTGTAAAGATTTTGAGTATCCATACAGAGTTTCATCTAAAACTGAATTTGTAGATATTTATAGTAAGATATGTAGTGATACATACGAAACGAAAAATTATTGGTTCAATAAGATAAAAAACTATATGATTGATAATTATTCAGACAAACAATTGTGGATTGATTCGTTATTAAATATTTATAACATATAGGAGAATTTATGGCAACACTATCATCAGGCGATACTTTATCATTAAATAACTTAGCAACGGCTACAGACCAAAGTACCAAATCTATGGGTACTATAGCTGGTAGTGTGGCTACTCCAATATCAATCTCAGCATTCGCTATAGATAAAGTAGAAGATATTTCAGGATTTACATATGTTGTTGAAAGTACATCAGAAGATTATGTTTTAAACTTTAGTGGTTCTGGATTTAGTCATCTTGGTAGATTTACAAAGATATCAGAACAAAAGAAAAATTTTGATTGGAGTGTTAGTGGTGGAAGTTATTTTTCATCAGCATCATATTCACAAGCTGGAGCTGGTAGTGGTTCAATCACTTTATCTGCTGGAGATATGTCAAACTCTGGAGCTTTAATAGGAGCAACATCACATACATTATCGGTAACATTTGCTGATGGGTTTAATGACCACGCTACAAACTATAACTCAGCAAGAACAAAAACAATATATTCTGTAGATTCATATGATGGTAACGCAGCATCTTTATGTTTGGTATCTGATTCACCGATTGAAAAAGCAGATGGAACTGTGGTTGAAGTTGGGGATTTATCAGAAGGTGATGTATTAAAAGGATATGCATTAGCTGGATTACCAGAAGATTCAGATGCTAATTTTTATGATTGGTCATCTGATACAATTGGTGAAACTTCAAAAAATGTAACTGTAGTAAATGTAACTTATTCATTTAGTAATAAAATATACAATATTAATAGTGGAGCAGTAAAAGGTACAGGAGAACACCCAATGTTGATAAAGGATGCAACAGATGGATTATATAGATTTAAACAATTAATGTTAATAGAAGTTGGTGATAAGCTTGTGAAAGAAGAAGGTGGTTCATTAGTAGATGTTGATGTAACATCCATCACATTAGAAAATTCAGATGTAGAAATAGTATCATTAGATGTAGAGGCGCAAGATACCTATTTAGTAAATGGATATCTAACTCACAACAAAGGTTCGGATTCTCATACTGATTTAGCAGCACCTGGAGCACCATCATCAATCACATACTCATTTGCAGGAGATACCATAAGTTGGACAGCACCATCATCAGTTGGTACTACTGGTATTACTGCTTATGATTGGACTTTATCAACTAATTCTGATTTTAGTTCACCTTTAAGTGGTGGAAATCAAACAGAATGGTCAGCAACTTCTATACCTATAGCAGCTCAGATTGGAATTTTGAGTAATGGTGTTACACATTATTTTAGGGTAAGAGCTATTGACCAAGGATTAGCAGGAACATATGGTACATTAACATTTACTGCTGGTTCATAAAAAATTACGTTTAGTAAAAAACTATATATTTATATATACTAACAAATTGTTTTATTAAATTAAGGTAAAAATGGCAGAAACGCAAAAACTAACAAACGAAGAAATAGAAGGTATTACTTCTATTAGAAACGAAGCTTCTCAAATATTTTTTGAATTGGGAAGAATCGCAATTAGAAGAAGAAACGTAAATCTTCAAATTGATGAAGATGAAGAAAAGCTTGAAAATCAGCACGATGAGCTGGTTCAGAAAGAAAATGAGTTATATCAAGCACTTAATAAAAAATATGGAGATGGTGAAATAGACCCTTCTACAGGCGAATTTATCCCAGCTCCAACAGAAAAAAAATAAGTTTTTGAAAAAGAATTTAATACTTATATGTGTATAATATTACATTATCACTAAAGGAGAATAAAAAATGGCAGAAAAAATCGTATCACCTGGTGTATTTACAAGAGAGAACGATTTATCCTTTATTTCACAAGGAATAGGAGAAATCGGAGCTGCAGTGATTGGACCTTTTAAGAAAGGACCAGCATTTGTACCAACAATCGTAAATACCCAATCAGAATTTGAAGAAATATTCGGTACACCTGATGGAACATACTATACAGGATATACCGTTCAAAATTATTTAAGAGAAGCAGGAACTGTAACTATCGTTAGAGTTGGACACGTTGGAGGATATACTCACGTTGACCCAATCGGTGTTGTAGCAGCTGGAACATTAGCAACTTCAGGTAGTGCTGGAGGTAGACAATTGTTAGGTTCTTTATTTGCAACTGAGAATGGAACTGAATCAACTGGATTCCCATCAGCTACAAACTCAATTAGTTGTCAAGTATCTTCTTCTACGTTTAACATAAGTGGTTCTGAATTAGGAACTGCAGTATCAGCATCAGTAATTCCATCATCAGGTAGTGATATCTCAGATGTATTTGGTGATTCACCGCTTGGTAGTAAAAACGCATATGTTTACAACTACTTTGAAAAAGCAGCTACTGATTCTACTGGATTCTTTATAGATAGTGGTTCATCTGTTGAGCTAGTATCTTTAGCAGACCAGGACTTCGCATTCGATACAAGTAGAGCAACTACACCATATGTTAAATCACAACTTATTTCAGGCGAAAGACATAACTTATTTAGATTCCATACTTTAGCTCATGGTACTGATACGAACCAAGAGTATAAGATTTCAATCTTTAATGTTAAAGCCGCAGGAAGTTCAGCAGCTACAGATTACGCAACATTCTCAGTAGCAGTTAGAAAATTTAGTGATACAGATAAAAGAAAGAATGTATTAGAAACATTCAACAATGTTAACTTAGACCCAGCTTCACCAAATTACATTAAGAAAGTAATCGGTGATAGAGTTGTAACTATCGATTCAAATGGTAAACAAACTGAAACTGGTGATTATGTGAACAATTCAGCACACATCTATGTAGAATGTGTTGAAGAAGGTTCATTCCCAATCACAGCAGCTCCATTTGGACATGGTGAGTACACTAACCCAATCGCAGTTGTTTCAGCATTATCGCCAGAGGAAAGATTAGTTCCTCCAGCAACTTTCAGAACAACTTCTGATTCAAACACTTCATCTAATAAAGTAAACTTTGCTGGTTTAGATGTGGAAACTACAACTACTAAGATTGATAACTCTAACTACTTAGCACCAGTACCTAATAATGCTGGTACAGGTTCTAACTCAGTATTCGCATTTGATTCAAATCTTTCTTATGAAATGACTGGTTCAAACGCAACTGATATAGCTAAGAGACAATTTAGTGTATTCTTCCAAAGTGGATTTGATGGAGTATCACCAACAGTAAGAAAACAATTAGGTTCAAACATCTCAGCAGGTAACTCGCAAGGATTTAACCTATCATCTTCTACTGCTAGTGGTTCGGTAGCATATGTAAAAGCAATCAACGCAGTATCAAATCCTGATGATTTCGATATCAACTTAGTATCAGCACCTGGTGTGATTAGAAGATTACACTCGTATGTGTTCGATAAAATTGTTGATATGGTAGAGGATAGACAAGATGCATTCTTTATTGGAGATGCAACTTCAGTAAACGATACAATAGCACAAGCAACAACTCAGGCAGATGCAGTAGATTCAAACTATGTTGGAGTTTACTATCCTTGGGTTAAAACAATCGATATTAATACTAACAAACTAACCGCAGTACCACCATCAGTATTGATGCCAGGTATTTACGCAGCTAACGATAGAGTAGCAGCTGAGTGGTTCGCACCTGCTGGTTTAAACAGAGGTGGAATCGTAGGAGCAGTTTCAGTATTAAACAGATTGACACACGCTGAAAGAGATACACTTTATGAAAACAAAGTAAACCCAATCGCAGCATTCCCTGGCGAAGGTATTGTAGCATTTGGACAAAAGACATTGCAAGATAAGGCATCTGCTTTAGATAGAATTAATGTTAGAAGATTGTTGATTAAAGTTAAAAAGTTTGTAGCAAGTACATCGAGATACTTAGTATTCGAACAAAATACAGCACAGACTAGAAATAGATTTATAAACACAGTACAACCTTATTTAGAAGGTGTACAACAAAGACAAGGGTTATACGCATTCAAAGTGGTGATGGATGAAACAAACAACACTCCTGATGTAATCGATAGAAACATCTTAGCAGGTCAAATATTCTTACAACCTACTAAGACAGCTGAATTCATTGTAATTGATTTCAACATTCTACCGACAGGGGCTTCGTTCTCAGCATAATGAAAAAATAAAAACTATATATTTATAATAGTAATAGGAGATAAAATAAAATGGCAGAAGTATTAGAATTCAACGAAATGTTTTATACCAACTTCGAACCGAAGATGAAAAATAGGTTCATTATGAACATTGATGGTATAGATTCATATTTAATAAAAACAGCCAACAGACCTACAATATCTTTCGAACCTGTAACGTTAGACCATATTAACGTTAAGAGAAAGTTAAAAGGAAAAGGTGAGTGGCAAGATGTAGAGATTACTCTATATGACCCGATTGTTCCTTCTGGAGCACAACAAGTGATGGAGTGGGTAAGAACTTCACATGAATCACTAACTGGTAGAGATGGATACGCAGATTTCTATAAGAAAGATGTAAACTTCTTTATGTTAGGGCCTGTAGGTGATAAGATTGAACAATGGACACTAAAAGGTGCATTCATTACATCAGCTGCATTTAACGATTTAGATTGGGCTTCTAATGACCCAGCTGAAATCACATTGACGTTATCTTATGATTACGCTATCTTAGAATTCTAATACTAAAATATATACTGAAGAAAGAAAGTTCTCTTAGTGAGAACTTTTTTTTTGCCAACTTTTTAAAAGTTATATATTTATATACAAACAAATAAAGGTTAATTATGGCAGAAAATAAAAAATATGACTTTCCAACGGAAGTAATTTCACTTCCATCGAAAGGTTTAGGATATGCTGAAAATCATCCCTTAGCAAAAGGTGAGATTGAAATTAAGTATATGACAGCTAAAGAAGAAGAAATCTTAGCTTCTCAAAACCTAATTAAAAAAGGTGTAGTTTTGGATATGTTATTCGAATCTATCATCGCCGATAAATCAATTAATATAGATGATATACTATTAGGTGATAAAAACGCTATTGTATTAGCAACTCGTATCTTAGGTTATGGACCTGAATATAAAGTGGGTATTGCTGGTGAAGATGGTGAAACCGAAGAAGTAGTAGTTGATTTATCAAAGGTTCAAACAAATGAGGTTGACCCTAAAAAACTTAAAAGAAATAACGAATATGAGTTTGTAACTCCTACAGGTAAAAATGTTATTGTATTCAAACTTCTTACACATGGAGATGAAAAGAAGATTGATTTAGATGTAAAAGCAATGAGTAGATTGAATAAAGGAGGAGCATCGCAAGAACTTACAACCAGATACAGATATATGATTAAATCGGTAGATGGTAAGGAAGATACAAAATCAATCGTAGATTTCGTAAATAACAAATTTTTAGCAAGAGATACTCGAGCATTTAGAGCATATTTGAAGGAACTTCAGCCGGACATGAATATGGAGTTTGAGTGGACTAACCCTCAGACTGGAGTAAAGGAGGTAAAACCTATCCCTATGGGGGTTGGGTTTTTTTGGCCTGGCGAGTAATTACTCCTCTTTACTACACAATCAAATCTTTGAGATGTGTTATTTCGGAAATGGTTATACATTTAAAGATGTATATGAAATGCCTGTTCATATCAGAAACTTCCATTACAAAAAGTTAGCTGATATTAAAAAGCAAGAAAAAGAACAACAGGACAAAGCTATGAAGAAAACATCATCAAATGTCAGAAAACCAAACGTAAGAGTGAGGAAATAATTCCTCACTTTTTTTTTACCTTATATTTATAGTTGTACAATTACATCCACAAAGGAGAAAATATGAAATTAACTAAAGAAGAAGTTAAATACTTACGAAGTAAAGATTTTTTTCAAACGGAAGGTTTTATAGCAAGATTATTTGCTAAAAGACTAAAAAATAAACTATCCAAAGATACTGATTTTAAAAAGGCAGTAGATGCAGTAGATAAATCTTCTGATAAACTGAGAAAATCTATAAAAAACGCTCAAGCAAAAGGTTTAAAAATACCCGATGAGTTATTAGTTTATGCTGGAATGAAAAATCCGAGATAATAAATGGACGATAAAAGAGCTAGAATACAAAAAGAATACGAAGAATCTCTAAAGGTTAGTCAATCTTTACTAACAGGATTGGGTAAACTTATAGATGCTAATGCAGATAAATCTGGTAAAGCAAATAGTGCTTTAGATAAACAAAACAAAGCAATAAAAAGTATTCTTAAAGATATTGAATCTCAGGAAGATTTGATGCAAGGTGTTTTAGACTTACAAGACCAAAGAGCTACAGTAGACCAAAGATATTTTGGTATAAATCAAAAACTTAGAGGAGCTAAAAAAGCAGAATTAGATTTAGCTATTGATGGCTTAAAAGCTGAAAATGATAAATTAAATGCTATAAACCAAGTTGATGCAGCTGCAAAAGACTTAACAGAAACTATGAATGGTAGTTTGGATGGTATCTTAGATAATTTAGATAGTATTCCTGTCGTTGGTGGATTATTTAAAAGTTTAGCATCCGGTCCTGTAGAATCTTTAAAAGGTAGTATAAGTGCAGCTGGAGAAGTATTTGTAACATCGTTTGCAAAAAATTTAAGAAGTGGGATGGGTGGTATGCAATCACTAACAGCAGCTGCTGGTAGTACTGCAAAAGCTTTTATTTCATTAGTTAACCCAGTCACTTTATTAATTGTTGGTATAGCAGCCGTAGTAGGATTAGCAGTAGCTGGTTTCGCAAAAATGGATGCAGCTGCTAAAGCATTTAGAGATGAAACTGGATTAACTAATTCTCAAATGCAAGGTTTAGATACTACTATTCAGAGTGTTGCTATGAGTAACGCTCAGTTAGGTGTATCTATGGAAGATGTAGCTAAAGCAGCTGCAGATTTCACAAATCAATTCGAAGGATTGATGGTGCCATCACAAGAAGTATTAGGTAATGTTACCGCTATAGAAAAGAACTTTGGTGTATCAGCTAAAACACAAGCAGGTGTAAACCAACTATTTCAAGATATGGCTGGATTATCAGCTGAAGCTGCTCAATTTCAAGTAGCTCAAGTAACACAGGCAGCAAACTTAGCTGGAGTAGCACCTGATAGAGTACTAAGAGATATTGCTGAGAGTGCAGAAGCAGCTAATAACTATTTCGGAGGTTCGGTTCAAGAACTTTCAAAAGCAGCGGTAAAAGCAGCAGCATTGGGTACTTCAATCAAACAAGCATCTGAAGTAGCAGATAACTTAATGGATTTCGAAAGTAGTATAAATGCTGAATTAGAAGCATCTGCTATGTTAGGACAATCTATTAACTTTAACAAAGCAAGAGAGTTAGCAGCAACAGGTGATATATTAGGAGCTCAACAATCTGTTTTAGATTCATTAGAATCAACAGTTGATTTAAATAACCTAAACAAATTCCAATTAGATTCTATTGCTAAAGCAAGTGGAATGCCTGTAGCTGAATTAAAGAAACAATTAAATATTAGAAAACAATTTGGTAAATTAGATTCAGCAGGTATGAAAGCAGCTGAACAATTATTAGCTCAAGGAAAAGATTTATCTAATATATCAAAAGAAGATTTAGCATCTCAGACAGCAACAGTAAGAGCTCAAGAAGAAATGCAATCAAAAATGGATTCATTAAAAAATACATTTGGTGCTATAGGAAGTACATTAATGGCAGCATTAGCACCATTAGGAGAGATGTTGATTGTACCATTAATAAGCATAGGTAAAATATTATTACCTGCGATTCAACTAATCGGAAAATTATTAGGATTAGCATTTAAGCCAGTTTTATTAATATTCAGATTAATGCAAAAAGTAGTTGACCCTATTGTAGATGCATTTTCAGGAATGTTCTCAAAATTAGACCCATTTTTTACTAAAATGAATGATATGTACACACAATTAGAACAAAAAATTGGACCTGTATTTACTGCAATAGGAGAAACTCTTGGATTCGTATTTACTATACTTGGAAGTATTATTGGATTCTTGGTAGACTCGGTAGTATTTATGTACGATACTTTTATTGCACCAATTGTTAGATTAGTATCTTCAATTGGTTCTTTCTTTGGTCTTGGGGGAGGAGATGATGAAGAACCTGTAGCTATGGCGAAAGGTGGTGTTGTAAACTCACCTACTAACGCAATCATAGGAGAGGCAGGACCTGAGGCAGTCATTCCATTAGATAAGATGGGTGGAATGGGTAGTGATGCAGTAGTGGCAGCTATACAACAATTAGGAAACGAAATTAAAAATTTACAAGTCCAAGTCAATATGGATGGTAGAAAAGTTGCAGATGGAGTATCAAAAGTGGTACAACGAAGTACAGAAAATAAATTTGGAGTAGCTACATAATATGCCAACGATATTAGAATTATTTAGGGGAGCAGGTTTAGATAAACAAGTTAAATCAGATAGATTAACTAAAGTAGAACAAGAAGTTACTGGTATCCGAATCAAATCTGCCGTAGAAATAAACAATCCACTTATTTACGGAACAGATACTTTTAGAATAGCTAATCGAAGTACGAAGATGAAAGATAAGATGATTGAACTTCGTAATGTGGGAGCTGATGGTGGTACTGATGCAACGGATGGTGCTATTCAAAAAGGATTAAAAAAAGTAGGAAAATCTAAGTTTGCTAAAAAAGTAAAAGGTAAGTTCAATAAATTTAAAAATTCTAAAGTAGGACAAAATTTATCGAAGATTGTTGGTAAACCACCAGGTGATACCAATCCATCATCCATTTTAGAAGAACTTAAATCAATTACTGATATACAATTAGGATATCCTAAAGCACTTTCTGATTTAAAAGGTGATTTGGGTGGTAGTGGATTGTTAAAAGGAGGATTACCCACAGGAAACCCAAAAACAGCAGCTCAACAAGCAGCTGGTAAAGTATTAGATGAAGCAAAAAGTAAGATAAGGGGAGCTTTATTTGGTTCACCTGCAGGAATGGGAACAAATGATGCTGATTCATTTCAAAGAACATTTTATAATCCAACCGATACTGGAACTTATACAAAGCAAACTGAGGATTTAGTAAAAGAATCAGATTCTACTGATGGTGATTTTGGTATTCTAAAAAGATATAAAGGTAATGAAGCATCATTAGCAGAAGTAAGAGTAGGTAAGGGATACATAGGAAAAAGAGGAACTGCACCTGATGGAACGCAAGACCTGATAGCACCTACCGATGGAATAAATCCAGCACCGAAAGGTACAAAATCATTTCCCGAAGATGATAATAGATTTAGTAAAGATAATAATCAATTAATTTCTGATAGAGGATTTACAAATAAAGATGATGTAATCAATCAGAGTGGAATTCACAAAGATGATTTAACAGTTGATGGTAAATCAATTGATGAGTTTGATTTTATCCCATTAAAATTTAGAAACATAGTAACGAATGAAACTGTAAACTTTAGGGGTACAATAACTGGACTATCAGAAACGGTATCACCAAGTTGGAACTCAAATAGATTTAGTGGTAATCCATTTAATTTCTATACATATGATTCAGTAGAAAGGGGAGCTAGTTTTAACTTTACAATTTACCCAATGAACTCTAATGAATTAGTTAACAACTGGAGTAAGATTGAGTTTCTAACCTCATTAACATATCCGTTAGGATATCAAGGTGATGAAATTGGAGCAGTTAGGGCACCTATAATTTATTTAACTATTGGTGATTTATATAAAGATAAAGTTTGTTTTATAGAATCACTACAATATACTATACCTGATAACTCAACTTGGCAATTGGATGGTACAATGAAAGATTATGAAAGTAGTAAAACATATTTTGGTAATACAAACGTTACTACAAAAGATGCATCAAAAGGATATAAGCTACCACATTTAGTTGAAGTAGCAGTATCTGTTAAGTTTATAGAACAAAGAAGTAATACAGATAGAACACAACTATATAGTTTTGACTCGATAACTTATGGCAATTAGTAGATATTTAAATAACGATACAAATAAAACACCAGATGGTAAAACTGTGTATAAATCTAAAAGGTTAAAAAAAATACCTTTGAGTAATGATGATATATATGTAGCTACACAAACAGGTGATAGGTTAGATTTACTTGCTAATCAATATTACGGCTCACCTGCTTACTGGTGGATTATTGCTAACGCTAACAACATACACGATGGTAAGCTTGGATTAAAAGATGGTACGATTCTTAGAATTCCTGCAGACCATATGGAAATTATAAGAAAAGAAACCAATAATGAGTGAATTTCCTTCATATAGACCAATTCAACAATATGTAGTAGATAATTTGTTTCAAAAAAAGGAGCAAGTTTATACTTCACGTTTAAATGTATGGATACGAGTAACTTCCAATGCAGGTGGTGGATTGGTTTTACAAACAGCACCTAACTTACCTTTGGTTGGAGAAAATAGTGTTTATGGTAATGCTGAATCTCCTGGTGTAGTAGGATTGGATTGGGGTGGAAGTCCTGTTACCGTTAGTGGTGATGATAGAGGATTAAGACCTTCACCTATTATAAAAGGATTATCTGTTAAGAATGGTACTTATGGATTGACTAGAGAATTAAATTTTAGTATTGATTGTTTTACACCAGGTCAATTAGATGTAGTACAACAATATTTTGGAGAACCAGGATTTACTTGTGTAGTAGAATATGGTTGGGATTTAGAACGTTCATTGAATCAACAATTAAGTCTAAACGCAGACACAATATCATCAATGATGAATTTCAATAAAGTTTTAGAAAAAAGAAAAAATTCAGAAGGTGATTACGATAATTTTTTAGGATTCATAACTGGATTCAAAATTGGTAGTAGTGGTGATGTTTTTACTTGTGATGTAACATTAAAAGGATTAGGTGAACTACCCGAAACTATGAAAATTCAAAAACCTATAACAAACTCATCAGCTGATGAAACAAAACAACCTAAACCAGATGAGTGGAAAATTGGAGATATAGATGATGAAGAAGATGGAGGTAGAAAAAACTGTATGCAAATGCATAACTCATTACCTGGTCATAAACAAACTACAGCCGTAAAAAACTTAATTGATGATGTAGAGTTTTCGGGTGAAGAAAATTTCATAAATTTTAATGAAGATACAAAAACAAAATTACAAGATGAATCTGAAGGTGGTGCTGGTTGGAATAAAGTATCTACTTCTGAAGGTAGATTATCAATACCCAAAGGTACTAAATTAGTAGGTAACGAAAGATATATAAGATTTAAAACATTTAAAAAGATTATGGATACCAACCCATTGGTAAAAACGGAAGTTGGTATGAAAGTAGGTTCTAAATCTTTTCCATATAAGGTTTATACAGAATTTACTTTATGTAGTGCTTTTGATAGGATATTTTCAACAAAGAAAGATAAATTACTAATACCAAACGAAAGAACACCAGATTTTGGATTCATTAAAATTCTACAAGGTGGAGAGCAAACATTTGAACCAGGTAATAACCCTTGTGGTCAAAGGGATAAAAATGGTAATATAGCAGTACAATTTCCTGAAGATGGAGCAGCTCCAAACTTTTCATCCAATTCTGATTTTAAAAGTCCAACAAGAGGTTCTAGAACTTGGGGATATTTAGATAACCTATATATAAACTTTGATTTTGCTTGTAGTGTTATAGAAGCAGAAAATCTAACATACTCAGATGCTTTATTAGAAATACTAAATGGAATGTCATCAGCCGTAAATAGTATGTGGAGTTTTCAAATTATAGAAAAAGCATTACCACAAGCGATTGATGGACATGCAAAGGGTGATATGGCGTTACAAGTAGTAGAAATGAATTTAAATGACCACGGAAAGAAAAGTGCTAATAGGTTAGTACATAATGGTGAAGGTTCGTTTTTCTTAGATGGTACATTGGATATAGATTTACCAGCTGAAATGATGAGTTCTATTATAGCTGATAGAAATAAAGCAGCTTCAGGTCAAGATCCTGATTTTAATGCTGAACAAAACGAAAGTATGGGTAAAGGACCTATTTCGAATACAACACTACAAGATTCTGTGTTAAAAATTATAAATGATAGTGCTAGAAAAAATGTAGAAAATCCACAAAAAAGTTCAGCTACTAATCCACCAGAGGAAGAAGGTAGTGAAGAAGATGCTATAGCAGCTCTATATAATCAGTTTTTAGGAAAGATTGGTGCTTTCCCAAGATTCAAAGTTGGTAAATTTAATTTAGATGTTGGTGGTGTACAACAAGGTTTAGCTGGATTAGGTAATTTATTTAGAAGTCAACAAAACCAAGTAATCAGTATTACATTAGACCAAGCTATGATATTTCCAACATATGGTGACCAGAGTTTATTTAAAACATTTTTAAATGAAGATAATCCTGATTTTTCTGATAGTAACAAAACATCTTTAAAAGGTAGTGGTGCTATCATAGGTGGTATGAAATACACATTTAAAATACATGGAAATAGTGGAATAACGCATGGTGATACATTCAATGTTATTGGAATACCAAGTAGATATAGACAAAATGGATTTTTTCAAGTTACAAATGTAGCTCATAATATAGATGGTATGTTGTGGACTACAGAAATAGAAGGAACTTTTAGAGCAGGAGGATAGTATGGATGATATGATTAAGAGATATAAAAAGGTAAGTACATTTCAGAACTTTAATCTGAGTGTAAATCCATTTCCATTTGTACCTAAAATAAAGGATGTTGATGTGAAGAGGGGGTATATTTTAAGAAGATTTTCTCAGAAGGTAAATGATTCTCAATCACCCATTGTAGAAGTATCAGAAAACAACTACTTACAACTAGCTGCAAATCCATTGTTTAAAGTAGTAAAAATGAAATGGAGAATCGATGGTACAAAAGAAGAAATAAAAAATTCAAATAGAGCTAGTATATCAGAACAACTATCTAAAATGCCACAATTGAAAAATAGATTAGTAAATCTTTTAGAATATTCAAAAAGATAATATATATAAATAAATAAGTTACAATGAAATATCTTACCGAATTAGAAAAACAACAATTAGAATTTGATTGGAGATACAAAGGAGTATCTATTTTAAATCTATTAACAGAAGAAGAAGTAGATTTATACGCTGATGAATTAGAAAGAATCAGAATCCGTAGACAAGAAGAAGATGAAAACAATGAATGGGGAGAATACGACCCATATATGTATCCGCATAAAGAATCACAACTACTTACAGATTTGATGAAACATCCAAAAGTTATTGAAGCTTGTGAGTTTCTTATGGGTTCAAATATATTCGGAGTACAAACTTGGGCATATTTTAAACCACCAGGTCAATTAGGTAGAGATATGCATCAAAACATATTTTATACACAATGTAATTCAAATGAAATAATCAATGTTTCTATTGCATTTGATAATCATGACCCAAATAATGGTTCTGTTTGGTATTTAGAAGGTTCACATCACTTAGGTAGATTACCAATAGAAGTAGATGAAGTAAGAGCTGGTTCAAACCCAAAGAATTGGAGAAACGAAAGAGGCAAACCTTGTGTATTACCAGAGGACCACAACTTTCCACATATAGATGGATACCTAAGAAAAGGACAAGTTGCATTACTTCATTCAAACGTAGTACATGGTTCAGAAGCCAATACATCAAATAGATTCAGAAGGGCTTTCTTAACTGGTTACATCAAAGAAGGTGCTAACTTCGCTAAAGGTAACCATATGAAAAGAGAACCAATCGATGTAGGTTCGGCAAAAATTTCTTAAAAAATCCTTGGATATATCAATTATTTTTCGTATATTTACTATGTAAATAATTGTGATATGTTGACTTCAGATTTTAAAATAAAACAAGATAAAATCAAACAACTACAAAAAGATAAGGTAGTTGCTTTGGATAAGATTGATACTTTACGAAAAATGAA